CGCCTAGAGTTAGTAATCTATTTAAAAACCATTGGGAAGTTGAGGCGAAAGGAGTTCAACCAAATCAAGTTCATATCAACCCATTACGAGCCGCAGCAATCGTTTACCTTTTAATGGAGTAAAGCATGAAAACATTTAACCGAATAGAGTTCGACGGTGAAACAATCACGGTCCACGGGGTTGGGACGCTAGGTTACAGCGAGAGCTTTGATCTTGATAGTTTCGCTGTGGATAACATGGGTTGCCCCAGGTTGCGAGGTGAACGCTATGTACGAAGAAATATGAGTGAACAAACGACTAGAGACATCCTTGACGTAGCGGCTAGAATCATTTACGCAAAGAACCGATTAGTACCTGCTGAACGATCGTTTAAGCAACTTATGGAGGTGTTAGCGGTATGATACAAAAACTTATCAACGATTTAATAAAACTTAGTGATCTAAAGGACGAAATCGAAAGAAAGCAGATGCTTATCAGAATGCTTCCACCTGATAGAAAAAATGATAAGCTATGTTACGAGGTTCTGCAGTTAAAATATAAATTTAACGAGGAAAAGCCGTGGTTTATTCGAAAAATGAAATATTAGATGCGCGGGGAGATAGATAAGCAACCTAACTTGTCGAGCAAGTATAGCAACACAAAAAAATTGAATACTGAGAGGAGACACTATGGAAATTAAGAAAGGTCAGCGAGTTAAGGCTTATGACGATGACAAAAATGATTATGTCGTGGGGGACTATGTAGAGTGCTTATTAGAGGGGGACGAGGGTAACTTCCCTGAATATCCGCACTGGGTCAGCGTCTGTACTGCACAAGGATCACCGTGGAAACATGTGGTGATTATCCCTGATCACATTGATAATGCTATTTCACTTTTAACTGACTCTACGGAGGTGTTAGCGGTATGAATATATTAAAGTTAGGGTGGTATTGGTTACCAGTGAACGCGGATAGCATTCCCGTTAAGCAATCTTACTGGGAAGGTAGATTCTTTCTTGTGTTTGGCTTTCCTGTTTACCTAGATGAAGTTAGGGAGAAAAGACGATGATTAACCTAGACATAAACACTAGAGCGGGCGTGGTGAACTGGCGTAGATTAATAGTCTTAGGGTGTGTCGCATTCTGGGCTATTAGTATTTTCCTATTGAGTAAGCTTATCGCATAGAAATTTACAATTGGTAGGTTTGTTCGTTGGGAGATAATATAACTACATCAACTAACGAACTGGAGAAATGAATATGACTACTAAAGCTTATCACTACTCTTACGAATCTTTCGATAATTTTGATTTATCTAAGTGCGATGGATTTTGGTTTACTGACATTTCACCAGAGTGCGAAGATATGCTAATTGAGATTGGTGCAGCTGGGATGAATTATGTGGCAATCTGCGAACTTGATATAGAAGAGACTTTAGTTGGCGGTGAAAACTACGATGTTGAAGATCAGCTGCTAGGGACTGAATTTGATGCTCTTGAAAACATATATGATGGATTTACAGACTACGCTCTCATAGATAACTCTAAAATAAAAGTGCTAGAATGGATCAAGCTTTAAAAACACAGCCCCGATTAAGGGGCTTTTTATTACCTAGAAGCCTGAGAAGTTGACGTTGGTTACTGGCTCAAATCTTATATCACTACAGCGATAACGGAACGCATCGTAATCGTGATCTTCTTGGTCTGTGTCGATGTCATCTGGGTTTTTGCTATCACGCGCCAATATTGGGAAACGAGATATAAACCCTCGGCAATTCTCAAACACATAAACGGCAGGGCGTTCTGGAACGCCTTTCTCGGACATAGCACCTTCAACCGCAGACTCTAAAAGTTCACAAATAATGGAAGCTCCGTTAATCCTTGATCCTGCTCGTTTGTCGGCCGCTTTCCAGTGTACCCCTTGAACGGCCATCTTATCCGCAATACTAATTTGATCGTCGTTAGGCGTGTAGATAGCGCTATCCGCTACCCCCGCTTTAACTGGCGAGTTCACGATGTTAGGCGTTATATTCATCTGACCATTAACGCTACCCTCGATTAACGTGCCGTCGTACAAGCATTGATCTATTCTCTTAACCATCTTAGCTACGTTAGTGGATGACATTTGCAAGCCTTTGTTCGACTCGTTAGGTTGGCAACCATACCACTCACCAATGAGGAAAAGAGTTCCTTTAGGGTAATGCTTAAGTTTACCGTTAATCTCGACTGGCGTACCGTCTGACTCAGCAAACCATAAGTTACTGAACGGCTTTGACTCGCCCCAGTCGTGCGCTCTGTCAACAGTCCAATCTTTAGGGATATTAAACGGCTTAACAACGTGTATGGATTCGTCCCACAGATAATCGAAACGACCGCCTGTTGTTACTGACCAGTCGCCATCTACCCATGCTTTGCGCTTGTTAGGATCTTTAATCGCCATAAGGAAAGCGATATAAGTCTTATCAAGGTACTTGTTTTCTTTCCATGATCCGTGGATAGCCACACGGCTAATCTCTACTCGTTCTGGCTCGTTACCATCTTCAAGGTCGATTTCCATGTAATCTCTTTGGATTCGACCGCGAGGGACTGGATCAATGAAACGCTTTTTAACCCAATTATGGCCTACGCCAAACGGGTTAGTAGTGGAGAAACATTCTAAAGGGATATTAGGCAACAATTGTCCATTTGGTAGCGGGTAATCTTCTGGCCTGAATGATGAACGCATACAAGAAAACATAGCGAGATAAAATTCATCGTCTGCTCGCTTGGTTAGTTCGTTATGACCTATAAACGGGTACTCGTTACCGTGGTAGTTCCAATAGCCATCTGCTTTGCGCTCATAGCGAAAATGCAACTCCTCGCCTGTAGGCCATACCCATTTTAGATCGGACGGAGATGACAGAAATTTAGCGCCATCTTGGAACTTACCAAACAGACGCTTAGATTGTGCGATAATGTCGCCAAGGTTTTTATACTCGATATCGAATATAACGCCACGCCAGAATGAGCCATATCCTAGACCAACGAGCCTACGAAACCTCATAAGCTGTGTCGCTGTCTTAGATGATCCGCGAGTACCTTCAAACAGAACTTCATTTGCGGGACAAGAGAGCGCCAATGATTGCGCCCCTTTTTGCGGCTGTAAAACCACGTTGTAATTAGTCACGATGCAAAAGCCCGTCTTGGTTAGCTTGCGCCATCTTCTCCCATTCCTCAGCATTGTCTGCTTGAGGTACAGGCATGATGTTGTGAACTGTATTGACTGTAAGCGCCTCTTTCTCAAACGCCTTGACATCAACATGCTTACCGCACATTTCTAAAAACTTACTTGCTGCGGTTGCGTTAACCATCTTGGGGTTTCCTTCGCTATCGAAAACTTCTTGAGCGTTAAACTCGTAAGACTTTTTCGACTGCTCAAGCACCCAATTTGCGGATATTTTGGTCTCTTGGCATCTTTCTTGCTTAAGCTCTGCTATTTTTGCTGAAACCTTCGGATTTGCCAACAATCCCGAACCTTGCTGATTCGCGCTTTTAGGGCTATATCCTGCCCTGATTGCCGCTTGAGTTGCGTTTAAGTCAATAATGAACTCACGGCAAAACTGCAACTGTTTGTCGTTTAAATCGCTCATTATAACTACTCCTCTCGTCCGCTCTTCATCGCTAACTCGCATATATGCGCTGAGGCAAAACGGCGTAAATACAGATTCACAGCGCCCATAAAGATATCAAGCTCTTTGCAAATATCTTCTTTTGTTTTGCCTGCTAAGAGTAGCGATTCAATACGAGGCGCCAATTCTGCAACCTCGTGAATTCGTAAACGTTTAGCCATCCAACCAAACTCCTATTATGCGTATTGCCAACGGTAGCGCCCTTTGATTTCAGCGCCCTTCTCAGTCAAGTATATCATAGGCTCTGAATGAGATACATATCTCTCCGGTCGCTTGACTCGAAACTCACCTTCTGGTGTGTCGATGATAAGCCAAACGCCTACGACAGGATAGAATAATTCGCTGTTCCAGTGTGTCATACTACACACTCCAAAAGTCTAATTTGCTGTTCACGTTCTCTGGCAATGTCGGCTTCTGTCTGTATAGCTTGCGATTCGTAGAACTCAGGGTCAACCGCGATTAGCTTATCAATCAACTCCTCATCAAAGTCTACATCACCAACCGTCATAAAGATTGCTACGTTCTTGCGTCGCTTCTTGTTCATCTTATCCATATCATCAATAGCTGTGTAATACGCAGTATTCGCTACGTCTTCATATGTGCCGACGCACTCTAAAACTTTCGTATCGTGCTTGAACTGATTATGGATCTCATCCCTATCAAGTATTACCGTACAAACCGTCCAAGTGAACTCGAACTCTCGGTAATGCTTAGCGGCTTTATGGTGGATTGCGAACAGGTCTTTAGGGCTATCTAATCGAACCGCTCTAAACTGTGCGCTTGATGCTGTGAACCAAAACACGCAACCCGCCATTAACGCCTCGACCTGCTTAGGTAAGTTGTACGCCTCCGATAGGGCTTTAGACTTAGCGATTAACTTGTTTTTTCTCATTTCCTACCCCCCTTATTAAAAATTCTCAGATACAAAGAAAGAGACGACCGCAAAAAGCAACATCCAGCTATGCGCCAAGATTAATAGCATTATCGCTTTATCAAGGCGCTTATACGATTGTCTACCTAATCTGCTATCACATGTGACCATCACTGTTATAGCCACTAAGGCTCCGACCAAACACGCCCCCGAAACCATAAAAAACAACTGCGTCATATTCATTTCCCAAGCTCCTGAATAAGCCATGTGCCTACGGCCAATAGCAAAAATAGTAATGTTAATAGTAAAGACACAATCCCTGCTTTTTCAATCGCCTTGTATTCTAATATAAGTGATAACGATAACACCCCTAACCCAATTACCACAAATAGCATGGATGCTAGGAAAAACACCAATACAATATCCATTATTCACCTCTCCAAGGTTGCGCTAAAAGTAACGCCAATAAGCACAAAACGCAAAAGCCGCCAAAGATCACACTAATCACGACAATACCCTTTGCCTCGTCGCTTGTTAGGCTCAACGCCTCGATAATATAGTCAATCATGTTCAAATCCCCTGTTTAAATCGCCTCTGACTATCGAATTAGAGGCGTTTAGTTAAAAGTAGTACCTGCAGTAGGGTTATAGCGAAAAACGCCTCTAGCCCCATCTCTTCCACGTGTTCAACTCGTTACACTCAACTACTCGGACATCAATCGGCGAATATTCCTTAACGCCGTAATGTTGTGAGCACGCGTAATCCTGTAAACGTTTTATGCTGTAATCTCGATTATTCCCTTCTAAGCCTATTGTCTTACACCCTGCTAAGGAAATTACTACTAATGCTAATAAATATTTCATGCTACCAATTCCCCATCAAATGCCAATACGTCTAAGTACTCTTGCTCAACCCATTCATCTGCAAGGTCATAATCAGGCGTTACCGTGAACTCGATTTCCATAGGGTTGCCATCTTCTCTAACCCTCGTAGTGTCGTTCAGGTAATGCGTAACCGTGATTTCAACCTCGCCAAATGTTGGGTGATCCGTTTTGAATGTTTTCATACTAAACCTCTATTAGGGATTCTGTAGCGTCGTAAAAAGCAGGCCTGAAAATATCCATCGACCGCCCACTGTCTTCTTCCCAACCCACATCATAGAAATTCGGTTTCAATTCAAATCCAGTGATGGTTCCGTCGATGTCTCTAGCAACGAAATTTACCCAGTTTTTGACTTCGTACTTTTTACCTTCGAACACTATTGTTTTCATTTCTCTAACTCCTACCTCGTTATTCGATAAAGCCAGTATGCTACGACTCGCGCCAATGTTCCAATTGGTTGTTTCTATCGAATTGAGTGTTTTGATTAAAATATTCAACAATAACGATTAATAAAAAAAGAAATAACAATATAACCCTTTAAACATAAGGGTTTAACTAATTACTTATTATATTATTACTATATATATACTATATTCTATATCTCTCTCTTATTTCTCTCTTAGGAGATATGCTTATTAGTGATATGTCTTTTAGTGATATTAGGGGTATTAGTATATTTATTTCTTGAAACTCAATAATAAAATAAGGAATTCGCAAACCCTCACCACCACTGGGCTATAACGTTATTACCTCAAATATTTTAAAAAAATAACAATAATAAAAGGCATAAAAAAAGCCCCTAAAGGGGCTTATGGTATTCCTGACAGTTATATCTTGCGGTACCTTTCTCGCTTTCTCCCCCTCTTACCTGTCGACTCTACACATTCAATAAGTTTACGATTGATCATTTCTTGTACAGTGTCAGTTATGTCAGTAGGCGAGTACTTTTTGCCGCATCTTTGTTTTATGACTGAAATAGGTTCGCCTTCATCGTCGCCACAGATGTCTAAAATACGATTTATAAGCACGGTAGTGGCATCTTGAATGTCATTCGACTCGCTCAAAATGTTAGTTTGGGCTAATCGAACCTTGTTTTCGTAGTTGTCTTTCACGTAAGCAAACGCCCATCGCACATGTTCAGGCTCACGTAAACGACTAGGTATTGCCAAAATATGGCTTATTTTTGCCACCAGCTCATACCCTCGTCTAGATATGGCTTCTAATCCTGTCTTTGCCTTGTGTCGGTCTCCGTCCTCCTCAAACCAATCAGCAACGCCTTCCAACATGTCGGCCGCTTCTTTTGTTGTTTGTACTGTCAATCTATCTCCATTCCATTCAACACGATCCATTTCGCAACCGATACCGCCACAGTAAATAGTCTTTAGTGTTGCTGTGATTTTTCTATCAATAGGCGCTTTCTTAAATCCTCTTTTACGCTTTGGGTTGGTCTCATGCTCACGAACAATGATGGCGCGACTCATAAAGCCATTCTCCGCCATATCTTGCCCCATTAAGCTATCGAACGTGCTTGGTGTGGTGTAACCAATAACTGACAGGTAAGGTCGCTCCAAGCCGTTGTCAATAGACGGTATTACACGATCGTTTAGATGCTTAAACCGCTTGGCATAATGTCCGTGCTCATCCTCGTTTTCGTGTATTTTCTTCTGACATTGAGCTGCTTCTTTAATTAATTCTGTCCTGATTGAGTCTTTAACGTCGCCAGAAATTAGAAACGCGTCGTCGGATTTTGTATAAACACTCATAATAGTGCCTATAGCCGCCTCAAGGTAAGATGCTCCAGACTTACCAGCATTCATGATCTTTTTAAGCTGTATGCCCAGTTCGTCGATCATGTAGTATGCAGCTTGGTGCCTAACTAAGTTGCGCACTATCTCTTGTTCTGATTTGATCCCACCATGAATGGCTGCGGCCAATCCTGTTTCCCTGAATAGTTGGCTAGTTGCCTTTAAAATTGCGTCCTTGCCAGATCCAGAAGCTGCAACGCCAAAAAAGATTGTGTTCGCTTCTATGCCGTTATAATCGTCCTCATAACGCATTGCGCCAATGTTACCAACTAGATTTAACGCCGACATAACTGCAAGCTTTTCCCTTGGGTATCGGCATTGCGAATTAATCCATTGCGTAACTTCACCAACAAAACCAACAGGGCGCAGTAAATCTACAGAGTCGATGGCAAACGGTAGACCGTCTGTTTCTTGCTCTTCAAGATCGGGCAGACTTAAATCAATTGGCTGCGTCCACCCGCCTTCTTTTGCGTGATGTATAACAGACCCAATAGTGATTGGATTAGAACACTTGCCGAATGATTGCCAGTGGATATCCATTTTATCGCCATCGTAGTTTGTCCCTTTCGAGCTCCAATCATCCCATAGGTGAAAACCACTACCATGAGTGGCATCATGCAACCCCATACCTATCGATATCCAATCGTCATAAGCAAGGTCTGGGCTAATAAAACTCAAAAGTTCAACAATCTCAGACTCAGAGATATCAATAAATTCTTTGTCAGTAACTCGCGCCCTAACCCGCTCAGGTTTTTTTAACAGTTCAATTAAACAGGCCGGAGCCTCGCTTATATCTTGCGGAAACCCTTTTTTCTTTTCGTAATACGCGCCACTACCATGTAATGATCCACAACCAACTAGATACGATCCAGAACCGCTTTTAAAGTCAATGCCAACGTATTTTTTGTGGTGGCTAATTAATGCTACGCCTTCTGGCGCTTTAAAGAATATGTGTAAGCCGCCACCACCAGTGGCAACAACAAACTCAGATTCTTTTTCAAAGTCCATACCTAAGTCTTTATTCAACTTGCCTAAGGACTCAAATCCACCATTTCGCTTATCAACATCCAAGACAATATGGTTATCACAGATAATTCCGTAACCAGTCTCAATAGTGTAGTCGAGCATGTTATTAAACTGTTCTTCTGACCAGTTCGGAACGTTTTGCCATCTTGATACTTTAGGGTGCTTGCCTGCCGCTTTACATTCGGCATCGCCACAACCACAAGAGCCATCCGCTTTTATTTCATGTAATGGGAATATGCGAAAGTCTGCTTCCCAGTGATCTACTGCTTGTTTTATGCTCATTAGTAATTCGCTCCTTTTCTTAGGTTATCTGCAGCCCATAACGCCTGTAAGTTATCTAGAGCGTTTATGTCTGTAGGATTCATATTACCTTCATCAATAAACGCCTTAATTGGCTTTATATGATCCACATGCCATTCGCCATAGTTTTCCCAGCTCATTCCTTCTAACCATGTTGACTCTATTCTTTTTTTTAGTTGCTCTTTAGAGTAGCCAAGGATTTTTGATGATGCGGAATCCTTAGAATACCCACGGATTGCCAGCCTGTTTATCGAGTTTCTGCAAAACTGCTTAAGTTTGAATTCTTTTGTTTTTCTGTAGGCTGCCGCTTTTCGTTTGCTTTTTTCAGTTTTTCTATTTTCATTTTCTTTTTTTCTGTGCTTTTCGGTTCTCCTTAAAGCGTTGTGCTTCTCTCTATAAGCTTTCGTTTTTCTTAGCTCTGCTTTTCTTTTTTTGTACTTTTCTGTTTTCCTTAATGCTAGTACGTGTTCCCTGTTTTCATCGTACCATTTCCTTTCTAGAGTTCTTCTAACTTCTATTGTTTTTGCTCTGTATTCCTTGTTGTACGCCTTTGAGCACTCTATGCAGTTACTCTTAATAGTTCCTCTCTCTGATATATGACCATTTCTACATGGCTCTCCTGTGAAATATCTTTTCAGTCCTAGCGCTTTAGCCTCTTTTCTAGTTACTATTTTCATCGGTCACACCTTTACTATTAGCATATTCAAGTAAGTCCCTGTACTCACTCTCACTTAGCTCTTGTTTGCCGTGATAAGTTCTGTTCAGCCTGTGCCAAGGGATTCCAGTTTCTATATTAATGATAGTTAGATGGAATCCTGCAAGTTTAAGAGATCTTAATATTTCTAATGAATTCATAGTTAAATTACCCTCTGTTTGAATTTATCTAATAATATTTCATAAAAAGTGTTGACGCAAGCTTTAAAATGAATAATACTGCAGTTGTTCAAAAGCAAAAACAAACCAAATTAAACTAAAACTAAAGGTGAAAAAAAATGTCTACAGCAACCATTATTATGGCTCCAAGCGGCCACGGAAAATCCTCATCGATGAGGAATCTTGATCCTGAAAAAACAATTCTTATACAAACAATTCGTAAGCCTCTTCCTTTTAAGTCAACCGACTGGAAAAACTGGGACGGAGCAACAAAAACGGGATCTATTGCGGTAACCGATTCAGCTAGAAATATATGTTCAGCAATAGAAAGAGCGGCCACAAACGGTAAAGAAGTGGTTGTTATAGATGACTTTATTTACTGCTTGACTAATGAGTTTATGAGACGATCAAAGGAAAAGTCCTTTGAAAAGTTTAACGACATAGGGCGTGCAGCTTGGGATATTATGACTGCAGCTATGAATGCTCCAGATCATGTCAGGGTTTATATTCTGTCTCATATTCAGACTGACGAATACGGACAGTACGCCAAGATTAAAACAGTTGGAAAAATGATAGACGAGAAGATTGTCTTAGAAGGGATGGTTACAACCGTTCTTAGAGCTGTGAAACAGGATAAAAAATATCTTTTCCAGACTCAATCTGACGGAACCGACACAGTAAAATCCCCAATGGGATTGTTTGATAGCGAATTTATCGACAATGATTTAAAAATTGTTGATGACCGTATATGTGAATACTACGGGATAGAAACAGAGGGGGAGTAAATGAAACTCTACGAAATAAGCGAACAAATACGCCAAGCACTAGAAATGGTAGCGAATGGCGACATACCAGAAGATCAAATGCAAGACACGCTAGAGGCTTTAGGTGTTGAGTTCTCGGAAAAGGTTGATAATACAGCCGCTGTAATTCGTGAACTTGAGGCCGAGAGCCAAGCGATAAAAGTTGAAGTAGATCGACTGTCTAACATGAAGAAAGTTCGCGATGGGCACATTGAACGACTGAAAGACTACCTCCGATTAGAAATATCGAAAAGCGGCAAAAATAAAATCGAAGGTAAGCGGTTTAATGTAACTATTGGCAAGCCTATTGAAGTGTTAGAAATAACAGGAGAAGTGGAAGGGTACAAGGTAATAAAAGAATCTCTTGATAATGCCGCTATTAAACGCGACTTACAAGCAGGTAAAAAAGTAAACGGTGCCGTTTTGGTATCGGGTAAACAAAAACTAATCATTAAATAAAAGGTAAATTATTATGTCATTTTGGAAAACATCAGCAGGCACACCAGTTCAGTCAACAGGTAAAATGGAAATGGGTGGTGGTCAAATGGCCCCAATCCCAGCTGGCACTAAGGTTAAGGCGCTAATCACAGAGGTTAAGTTTGACACTTCTAGTGAGCGCGATATGGCGAATGGCCTAGGCGAGCAGTTCATTAGTATTCGTTGGGATATTGTTGAGGGAGAATATAAAAAGCGCGTCATCTTCCAAAAGATTCGCCACATGGCAGAAGACAGCACGAAGCGCGACAAAAACCTTGAAATGTTTGCGGCTATCGATTTTAACGCTGGCGGAAAACTTCCTAAAGATGAAGAGCCAACAGATATGAGTATGTCTCGCTGTTTGTGCAATTCTCCTATGATTCTTCAATTGCAAGTTTGGGAAATTGAAGATCAGAGCAAAGACAAGGCAGATTGGGCGCGTGGCAATTGGGTGCAAGCTGTTTATAATGCAACTCAAGTAAAAGCAGATGAGCCTAAGCCTAAAGCATTAGTTCAAGATGGCGATTTTGACGACGATTTGAGCTTTTGATATTAAAGGGGCGAAAGCCCCTATTTTTTTAAATGAAAACTAAATTAAATGTAAAGGTAAATTAAATGCAAAATCTAATAGACCAACTAGCCTACCGATACAAAGAACCCATTAACCACCTATTGCCAGAGCATTACCATCCTTGCGATAGGAATATGTTTTTCCAATTGCGCAACGTGATGCATGTTAAATATGACGCTCGTATAGAATCGTTTCGCAAAGCGTGCGAGGTTGAAATGCTTAATTGGTTAAAGGCAATCGGTTACAAAATTGGCAAAAAAGACGAATTCACAATTGCAAAAATAGAAGATGAAGTTGTTTTGATAATTGTTGACTATGTTGAATTTAAAAGCCCTGTTCACATACAAGATCTATTGCGAAAAACAGCAACCGTTAGCCAAAGCGGCCAGTCATTGAAAAAATGCCTGCACTTCAAAGTTATTGATAACTTTCAAATGACATTGGATGAGATCTTGTATGCTCCGTCTGTGCTTGATGACTTTGATGAAAGAGTGAAGCAGCTAGATAGCCTACCACCTAAAAATGAGAAGCATTGCGCGGGTTGTCAATATATTGATTTTTGCAATGAAAATGCACTTGCAAACGTTAATTGCCGAACCTGCTCAAGCATTGAAAGTGACTTTACATGCAAGCACGGAAAGCAGTTATGCAAAAACCACTCCTACCATCCTGACTTTGTGAAACTAATAGGGTTTGATGTTGTCAGTGCTGATCCTGAAACTATGACAATAGACTACGGGAAATTCAGCAACGGCAGAGAAGGTAGTATGACAAGCGAAATGATGCACAAAGCCTATGGCTTGCAATACCTACAAAACGACACGGTACAAGCTATTTTAGACACTTTTGACGGGAAGTTGGAAAATGTTAAGAGACTATCAGAGTAAAGCGGTTAACGCTGCAATAGATTGGATTCGTAAGTGCTTTGAACCTTGCGTATTGGTTCTTGCGACTGGAGCAGGTAAGTCGCACGTTATCGCGGCATTGGCAGATTGGTATATTGAGAAAACGAGCAAGCGTGTATTAGTATTAGGACCAAACAAAGAGATAGTAGAGCAAAACTATTTAAAGTTCCTGACCACCGGGAATCCAGCATCCATATATTGCGCATCGTTAAACAGAAAAATATTGAAACACCGTGTTGTTTTTGGTTCGCCTGATACGGTTATAAACTCGATCGATCGGTTTACAAACTTTGGCTTGGTGATAATAGATGAAACGCACGGGCTAACCAACACCGTAAAGGTTATTGTAGATTCGCTAAAGAAAGCAGATCCAAAGCTGCGCATAGTTGGCTTAACAGCTACGCCATACCGAATGAACACGGGATACATATACGGTCACCATTATGAGCGAGGTATACAAACAGAAGAATTTGCCATAGAGCCTTTTTATGAATCTTGCGTTTATGAGGTTCCCCCTCGTTTTTTAATAGAAAGAGGGTTTCTAACTACACCTACAAGCGAGATAGTTGAAACGAGCTATGATACGTCCGAGTTAAAAATGGGGCGCAATGGGTATACGAGCGCAAGTATAGACAAGGCATTTGTAGGCAAGGGACGAAAAACCGCACAAATAATTGAAGAGGTGGTTTCTAAGTCAAGAAGCAGAAAGTGCGTGATGATATTTGCGGCAAGCGTGGCTCACGCTAAAGAGGTTATGCAATCCTTGCCACCCGAACTATCAAAGTGCGTAACGGGAAAGACAAAAGGAAGCGAAAGAACCCATATTATAAATTTGGCCAAAAATGGAAAGGTTAAATACCTTGTGAGCGTGGGCGCTCTAACAACTGGCGTAGATATTCCGATTGTAGATGTGGTTGCAATATTAAGGGCTACCGAATCGGCTAGTTTGTTTCAGCAGATCGTGGGGCGTGGATTAAGGTTGGCTGATGATAAGCATGACTGCTTGATTCTCGACTATGCTGAAAACATAAAACGACTATGCCCAGATGGTGATATATTCGAACCAGAGGTTAAGGCTAGAAAACCGACCGACTCTGAGCCTATGCAGGTTTCTTGCCCTTTATGCTCACACCAAAACACATTCTTTGCTCGCCCCAATCCAGAAGGGTACGAGTATACCGATGACGGATATTTTGCCGACTTAGCGGGCAATAAGATCGAGCTAAACGAAAAGGAATTGCCAAGCCACTTTGGTAGGCGGTGCAATGGTGCGATACTGACAAAAGGCGAGCTAGACCAATGCGCGTACAAATGGAGCTTTAAAGAGTGCCCAGAGTGCAATTATGAAAACGACATAGCAGCACGATTTTGCAAGAAGTGCCGTGAGGAGCTTGTTGACGCAAATGAGAAGCTAAAAATAGAAGCGGCAAAAATAGCAAAAGATCCTTACTCAGTTAAGTTCGCTAACGTTAACCAGATGACAATGACGAAGCACTTAGGGCAAAAAGGCGAATGCCTTCATGTTAAATACTTTACTAAAGAGGTTGTTGTTTCCGAATGGTTTTTCCCTGAAGCTAACACAACATTTCACATAAATAGATGGATAGCATTCAGCGAAAAGTCCTACGGCTTCGTACCTAAAACGAACGATGAAGCTATAAGAGAAAATAAAACAGCACCGAAGGAAATTGCATACAGAAAAATGCGAGGCACGAAATTCCATGAAGTTGTATCAAGAGGTTTTTAATTATGACAGTTCCAAAAGAATCAGTAGAACAGGTTACTTTTTTAAATGAGTTTGCAAAAGAATGGCCTGACGTTTTAATTCATTCCATTCCAAACGGAGGGAAGAGGGACAAAAGAACCGCCCAACAAATGAAGTTGGAAGGATTAAAAGCAGGAATACCAGACCTATTCATACCTGAATGGGCGGTATGGATTGAAATGAAGCGCACAAAAGGGAACGGCTTATCAGTAGACCAAAAAGACATTATCCCAAGGTTGAAAAGATCTGGGTATAGAGTTCTGGTTGCTAAAGGCTATATAGATGCTCTCAATCAGATACGTGAACTCGATAAAAACAACCAATTAGATATTGAGATTGCTAGGGGCTAATATACTTACATCAACTAAACGAACAGGAGTTAATGAAATGAAACGAGAACATCTTTTAGAAACACTAGTGGCTGAGCTAAAAACGTTTCCCGATGCAATCGCATTATTACCTAGCAACCAAGGTTGGTCATTTATTGACGGCAAATACGTCCACACAATCCACGATCCGATCACAATAGACGACTGGAACCGAGCGAAGATTAAACCTAATACTAAGATTCGTATTTTGTCGGAAGAGCATAGAGGGTATGTGCAAAAGCTGGCGTTTGAATCAGGTCACGAGTGGGGTGCGCCCCTAAGTGAGAGTGACTATTTAAATGTTGATTTTATGTTTTTCTGGGAAGATGAATTGTTAGGATACTCTTATGATGAAGAGTATTTTGAGGGTCACGTTTACAAAGAAATCTTCATCGAAATGCCGAAAGAAACGGAGCATACAAACATCAACGCCAAGGTGCTAGCTGAGAAGGTCAACGCAATAGATGTGCAAATGGGCGGAGATCACTACAAAGATCAACCTATACAGCCAGTGCAGTACATACATGCAAACAACATAGGATACTTTGAGGGGAATGTAATTAAATATGTGAGCCGTTGGAAAAAGAAAAACGGTATCGCGGATTTAGAGAAGGCTAAGCATTACATAGAGCTGTTAATTGAATTGGAGGAAAACAAACAATGACAAAATCAGAAACGCAAAACATCATCAGCTATTACAATCACTGGAAACTTAAACAAAAGACTTGTCGTAAGTTCGGCATTACTAAAGCACAACTGGATCGAATCTTAAAAGAGGAGGGTTATGCATGAAACAGCAAGAACTAGCATTTGTACCAAAAAAGAAAAAGCGCGGACACATGAAAGAACTTGAAGACTTTGACAGAACGGTGCGTGTGCTAAAAAGCGTGCCAAGTAATTTTAAAGCGCCTACGCGCGGGATGGGGTGGTAATTATGACTTGGGTTTTAGGTCTGTGCTTGATGGTGATTTTTGCCCTTCTTCTGTTGGCTTATATCCTGGGTTGGGCACTAACTAAATTAAATATACGCTGGTATAAAAAGCTTTGCAGAAAACAATATATAGAGATGATTTCAAAAGAAGCCATCCGAAAATATTTAGACGAAAAAGGGCGAAACAAATGATCAAACTAGAACGACTAACAGAAACAGCACAAGAACCAACATACGGAAGCGACCATGCGGCTTGCTTTGATATTCGAGCGGATATTGAGGGGCGAGAGGTTACGGCATCTTGGGGGGATTTAACTGATGCTTCTACTCGTAATAGCATAGGCGAAGCAATCCTGTATCCTGATGAGCGCATCCTTATTCCGACTGGCTTTGTATTCCATATCCCAGAAGGTTATCAGCTAAAGATTAACCCTCGATCAGGTTTGGCATGGAGAAGCGGAATAACTGTTTTAAACGCGCCCGCTACGATTGACAGTGATTACAAAGGCGAATTGTTTGTGGTGCTTTATAACACTTCTGGCGAGACTTTCACAATCAATCACGGAGACCGAATAGCTCAGGCTGAATTGATGCCCGCTATCCGCTGCGATTTTGAAAGCCTTGGCGAACGTAAAGGCGGTTTTGGTAGTAGCGGGAAATCCTAATAAGAACCTCGAAACCTATAGGTAAAATCAATTATACTTATCTGAGTTTTGTGGCATACTTAACTTTCAGAACGAGTTCCTAGCCTCGTTAAAAGCTAGGGTGTTTTAAGAAGTGTTGTACGCGGCAGCAGAGTACGCCTAGTTAACAGGCAGCAAATGATTGGAATGAAAAAATTTCGCCCGCCCAATCACAGCATTTCTTAAAGCACACTGAGAGCGGTCGAACTTTGTTCTTATCGGTATGGCATATCGCTAACCATAAAAATGTGGCGTTGGGCAAATTCGGTGATAGGTATGAACCCGCGATATGTCATAACCAATAAGAGCATAATGCTGTACCCGTGGCACTGACATCGAGTTAGCCTTGATCCATGAACCTCCTTATGGGGACGCGCACGATGTAGAGATAAACGAGGTGATGGTGTGGTTAGCCGGAAGAAGAAAATAACCGATTTTATTAGAGTGACGAATGCACGGGCTGACGTGAAGGTTCTATAACGAAACTGACCATTGACCATACAGTAAGTAGTTTCGCAAAAGATATTTAGGTCAAATGCTAGAGATCAGCGCTAGCCGTCACTCTAATGAAATCATAACCCCAATAACCCTAAAGGTACCAACATGGCAGACAAAGGCAAGAAACGACCAAATCCGCACGACATTATTAAGCCAACTGGCTTACCTACACGTGGCAAGCCTACGCGGTCGAGTCGCTAACATGCTACCTACTGAAATCTATATGGCCGTTTTTGCGGCCTTTATCCTCTTCGACTCTACGCGGGTTCCTGCCCTGGCGTGTTTGCTTGTGTCGGTAACAGGCTACCAGTTTGAGGGTTTGCCAGACTACGCATACGAGGGTTATTACACATCATGCCAATGGGCTTCATTGCTTGCAGGCGTAATGCTCGTTAGACAATATCCGTTAATGTCATTTACCCTTTTAGGCGCTTCTGTGAACGAATATATAGGCCTGAATACGTACCTTACATACGGCGAACCGTCCGGCTACAATTTGAGAGGTTTCTTTGCTATACTGATACAAATCTTATTGTTATGGAGTGGTGGTCGTGGAGAAATTAGAGATACTATACATAATCTTGTTGGTGTCGTCCGTAAGCGTCTGCATCTATAATATTTTTAAGGGTCAATTAGATGAAACCAGAATCTCAAGAAGTAGCAAACCAAATAATCCAAAGAGTCGCGGAAAATCCTAAGTTGGGTATGGCTGTTGGCGGTGTTACTGCGGGGTGGTCATTTACGGCTAATGATGTGGCTTTGTATCTCGGTATCGCGGTTGCAGCTGTCAGTCTTTACAACCAGTTAATGGTGGCCATCCGTAGCCGTAAGAAGAAAGACGATTAGCCTTTCAGTTCAATTTGGATCTGCTCTAAAGTTTTCTTTAAAGAAGCTTCTAACTTTTCCATATCACCGTCATAAGCGTGCTCAAGCACGTCCACCACGTTATCATCTATTAAATTCTCAGACGACTTAGATACTAGTCTAGCCCCCCAAAACAGCATAGGTTTAGCTATCAACCCCATACCTATATTTTTTAACATTCGTAATATAACAGCGTTCATCCGTTTATCCTCGTTTTGTGTTTAAAATTCACCATCTGTCAGCGGGTTATACTGCCTGATCACTAGAATAAAAGGTTCATCCCCTTGCTCTTCTAGTAACTTTTCTAGCGCACTGTCTGATCCTAACAAATTGTATTCTTTATTGTGATTTAGACCGATTAGAATGCAACCCTCAGAATGATACGGGTATACTCCACCGTGGAATTCTATTGCCGTTCGGGGTTCGGTATCTTGAACTCGGTAATATTGAAATCGGCCTGTTTTATCCCTGACTACTTCATAAGCCCCCTCAGGTATACACGATATAGAAAACTCGTTGTTAGCCCAAGGTCGTTCGAGCGTCTTAAATTGCCCCATCTTGCCCACTGTTCTATCGCTTAAATACGATCTAAGTAGTGTTCTAATCTTCAAAGCGGATACTCCTCTTTAATTAGTGCAACCTCGGCCAGGCCTAAAGCTCTAGCCTCGTCCGCGCCTTCCGTATCACCCTCTGCATCTTTCCTCATCGCTTCTAAGAAGAACTTATCAGAGCGTGATGCGTAGGCGGCTTCTCGTAATGCAATTTGAGACGATTCAGAAACGTATAACTCAGATTCGTCAACTGTTTTAACGAATTCTTGGTCGTTAAATTGCTTACGAGCGAATTGTGCGATTATTTTATTGTCTTCATTTCTTTTAACGTATGGCATTATCTATTCTCCACTGTCCAGCTCGTTATGCTAAATTCAACACTGTCAACTTCTGTGACAGCGCTCCCAGACGACCAATAAAAACCTCCATTTTCATTTATCGCTACAGAACGTTCTAGCTGCGCATAACCCAGCCCCGAAGCTAAACTCATAAATCTTGATTGAGTTGTGCTAGAGCTAACTCCTACCAATAACCCTCTGGCTCCAGTGTCTGTGATTCCGCATGATAAAGATGCTATAACATCTGGAAGCCCACTCGGAGCAGTAACAATTACTTGTTCTGCCGATCCGGATGCTGGCATGACAGTAAATAAAAACGTTTGGTTTTCTGTTAGAAATATTGAATCCCCACGTTGCGAAAAACCTAGAATATTCGATGATGAATCTGTTAAAACGCTATGAACATATCTATAAGCCGTATACCCCGTTGGGATATTTGAACAATCTGGATCAGTATCAAATCCGCAATCAACGCTACCGTCTGAATCGTTCACGATCACAAAACAGTGGTACGTTTCATCTGCCGCAATAGTCCCACTAAATAAACCACCCGCATTAGTTCCTGCCGCCCACGTTGCGTCAAGTCGCTTAGTCATACCGCCGAAATCAATAGGCGTTAGGCCGTCAGAACTTAGAATTTTACCTGCGCTAAACACAATATCATGTTCTGCATCTGTCACATCGTTAGCGATAGTGGGCCAGAATTTTTTATCTGAATACGCCGATAAAGAAGGGGCGCTTACGCTAAGCAGCGTTCCTGTAATACCACTATCAACACCTGTTTCAGGATCGAAATCTAATGGATCACTGAATGTACCAGTGGCGCCATTTTTATCGAATACTTGATACGTGTTCGAGTCAACAAAATAGTCTATATCCGTTGTCGATAAGCCCGCAACAATAACGGCAACCGCGGAAGAGTCCCCACCCGCGTATTGGCTTATGGTAAATGCGACAACGGAGTTCAATCGAATAGAGTCCACGCCACTGATAGACGAGAAATACGCGCTGTCAGTCGGTAAAATCGAACCGTCAGACTCTTGGATAGCTACATAAAGCGAACCCGCGTAGGTAAGCTGATCTGTTGGTTTGTAGTTAAACGCAGGTGACGCGCTAAACTCGCCGCGCCACAATGGTTGAACCTTTCCTAAATTAGCAGTTTGAATTGTCATGCTACTGTTACCTCAATGATTAAGTTGCCTTCGCTATCTAGATATGGAGCAGTTGCTAAAACCCCATCGTCATACGGCATTAATAAGTTTCCTTCCGCGTCTGTGTACGCTGTACCAATTCCTAAGCCTAGTATACCATTCACTACGGCTTGAGTCTCTGCCGCACTAGCCGCCGCGGCAATAGAGGTATTTGAATACGTTAAAGCCGTAGCCGTGCTTGCGCTAGCCTCACTAGCGAATACACTAGCCGCATTAGATGACGACTCCGCATCATCGGCTAGATCAGTTATTTCCGAACCTACCGTATTAATCTGAGTAACTAGGTCGTTAAGCTCAGGAACGAAGGTTACATCTTGCCACTCTGTCCAGTTTTGCGCAGCCGCGTCAAACACAGGTTGGCTCTGTGTAGCCTTATAGGGCGGAGTACCTACGAACTCCGTTAACTCTGTGATCGTAGTCGTCATCTTTAGACTCCCATTATATCAAGTGTTGCGATTATTTTGTTCGGCGTAATAGTTGGGTTGAAATTATCTAAAACACCGTATGAGAATGTTTCCTGTAAATCAGGAAGCCCGTAATAGACACAAGGGTAAGCTCGGTTTCTTACAATAGACTGTTTTACCGCGTTAAGATTGTCTCTATCAAAAATAAAGTCATAGGACACGTTGTTTTTATATGAACGACTTACGAACGTATAAGCACCGAAATCGTCTGCTTCTATTTTCGAGTAGTCAGTTATGTCTAAACCAGTACCATAGTTAGTTTCTCCTAGCTGTGCAACGCGCCCAGTGAATACCCCACCAACACCTCTCATGCTCGTATCAGCCCCTGCGGCAAACGTAACGTAAATATAGCCATTAGGGACGACCGAAATATCTACTACTAAAGACTGACCTTGTTCGTCTACGTTTGTGTCGTTTTTCGGTAGGTCGTAGTACGCAGTCCAACCTACAGGAAAAGCGGCCGTGTAATAAGTACCCACATCGAACGACTCACTGCTGACGACTGTTGTATTGTCGGATGCCCTAACCTCTACTGTTACGGTATCAACCTCAAACAGGTTCATCATAACAAGCTGAGTTGGCTTACTGGCCCGCGTGCTTCGTAGTGAAATGCCATCAAGCGTGCTGTATTCCGAAACTTGGGCAGAGCTTCTAAGCGTCATCGTCCAATCTTGGAACGTCTGGTTAGTAGAACTAAATCCGTACGTCCTAGAGCCTAGAATACCGTTAACCATGTTGTATCTGTTAGAGTACGCGATCCAAGACCAATCTAATGTTTCTGTTTTCGATGGCGTACTTGTAACCCCGTCACTATTACATTTAAATATTGATGAGGCATAACGCACATAATCGTCAGTGTTATAAGTTCCAGACACCCAGTCACTAATTTCTACGCTTGAGCGAAAGTTAGCAGCGCCCTGTAAAGTTGCGGTTTCAAAGTCGTTTAAGTCGGTACCTACGAAGTTGCTATTACCCGCGGTAGAGCTAGGCACTACTGCCCAGCTCCCGCCACGGTTTAAAGATAGATTAATGTCAGGTTGTAACTGAAACATTAGACAATCTCCACATCTACAGGTGTGCTTGAATCAATCAAAATGCCGTTAACGTCCCATCTGTCAACAATCTGTGCGGTTGTCTTGGTATTGGAACCTACCGCTTTTAATCCTGCTACGATATTAGAATTCAATGTATACACCGCATTTAATAGCTCTGAGTTATCAAACATTTTAGCACTATCTGCATTAGAATACACGCGGCTAGTTCCCATGTTCACAATTTCAGGGCCTTGTTCACCAACTAGTGCTAAACCGCCACCGTGGACACCGCCACTGGCGAATGCAGGAATTGTGCCGCCTACTAAATTAGTTAAGTCCGAAGCAACCGAACTCACACCCGCACCATACTCTAAACCTGTGCTTGCTGCGTCCTTCAAGGCTTCAAGATAAGCGTCCGCGTACGTTGTGATATTGTCTAGTGCCTCCTGATCGCCCATACTGGCCGCGGCTAATGCGGCTTGATATTGAGATAATGCGCTTTCCAACGTGGTAGAACCATCGGCCGCTAGGCCTAATAACTCTCTGACGAAATCGGTTATATCTTCAAAAACATCATCTAGCCCGTCAGAGGCATCTGTTAACTCCGCTAGCGCGTCCGCGGCCGCCATCCATTGTGCATAACCTTCTGCTGTGAATGAGTCGGAATCTAAAAACGCCTCAAACGCTTCTCGGAATTCCGTCAAGGTAGTGGTAGAGTCCACCCCTAGGTGAGAGAAATCCTCTAGGTCTTCGGCGGCGGCTTCCATGGCGTTCTGTAGCTGTTCGGCTTCTGTGTAGAACGTGCTTGAGTAGTTAGCGACCTGCTCTGCGAATAAATCCCACGCGCTGTCTAGATCAACATTATTGATAAGTGCCACAGATTCTTCTAAGTCTGTCACGAACGTGGTGTAAGCTTCGCTGTATGCGGAGGATAATCTACTAGTAACTTCTTCTATATCACTTTCTATATTCTCTACATCTTCTGCCGCGTTCTCAATATTCGCTAGCAAACCTTGACCGATGGCAGTCCCTTCAAATCTAGAGTCCCAATTATCTTCTGCTTCTTTCAAAGCCTGTTCGGCTTCTGCTAAATCTTCATTAAGAGACTCTATTTGGGATTCGTAGACATTAGTTAGATTGTAGGAGATTCCTGCCACTATCTCATCTACTGCTGTCTCTAACGCATCCACGTTTAGCGTATCGAACGCGCTTTCTAATGCGCCCCACGCCTCTGCGATTTCTGATAATGCATCAATCGCGGTTTCGTTTGCATCCATGAACGATTCGATATAAGCCACATTGGCTAAAACGAATTCTTCTGTCAGCTCGTCTACAGCCCCGGTAATATCTCCGGAGTCGGCTGTGACCGTGGCCGAGAAATCGCTAAAAATAGTTTCTGTATACGCGCCTATCTTCGCTAGATCTGCGGCGGCGTTAACAAAGTTGGTTCTTAAGCTATTAGCTATTTGTGTAGACTCAATATCAGTGTACGCTTCTGTACTAGATGAAGTTCCCAGCCAATCACTCGTGTCCGTTACCGTACCACCTGACACCTCGCCACCATCATATGATACTGACTCCGAAGACGAATCAGAAAACCCATTCATAGACACACCAAGGCTAGCCACTGCCGCCGCCATAGCCGCCATTCTTGCGAACGCGGTATACGGATCGCCCTGCCCTTGGTTTAGTACCGCACCAATTGCTTGCACTACGTTCAGAGCGGCAAACGCTACTTGCATACGATGCGCACTAACCTCAGATTGGGAACCTAATGTACCCATAGCTGTGGCTGCGTCTTCTATACCGCTTACGAACATGTCCATATTGTCGACTAACGATCCAGTGCCTAGATCACCTATATCGCTAATCGCCTGCGCGTCGATGTTCTCTATAGCGGACTGTTTCTCTACGTCGGATAATTCAGTGCTAGAGTTGATTAAATCCTTCTGGGCTTGGGCCTTTGCATTTATTGCGTCTACCTCACCCATTGCGTCAAGGGTGAGTTGCTGAGATAGAGCAGAGGCTTGTTTATTGATTGCCGCTTGTTGAGCTTCTAGTGCGGCGGATTCTTTTTGCGCTTCTGTTAACTCGAAATACTCAACCGCTAAATCACCAATAACGTTCTTGAGGTCCTCTGAAACGTCAGCGCCCACAGATTGAACAGCGGACAACCTGACCGCCGCCGCTTCGCCCTCGTTCATTAGGGTATTTTGAACAGCTATGCGCTGATTAAGCGCTAGTATCGCCTGAGCGGCTTGAAGGTTTGCCGCGGCATTGTCAGCAATTGCCGTTTCACTTTTTGAGGCGGCGGTTTCTATGTTCTCGAAAACAGCTTGTAAGGCTTGTTGGGAGGATATAAGGTTTTGCGCCCTTTGGCTAAGATCCCCTAAGGACACGTTAAGTTCGTTTATTTCATCGTTTGAGAAATTAGCTTGTTTGGCTAACCCATTCACGATACTGGCCGCATCGATAACACCCTGCGGCGTATCGAACCTAGAAAGCGCGTCTGTTAATAGCAACGCATCTTCTTTTGATACGTCTAACCCATCGCTCAACCCATACAACACCGTACGAACGTTAGCTAATTCGTTGGCGGTCTTTTGGAACTCGACAACGTTAGACTCACCGTCATAAACTAAAGACGACATTAGATCGTTAAATGATCCTTCGAAACTGTCCATTTCCGAAGCGACTGTATCCAAATCAAACCCTGAAAACAGCGCATCTACGGAGGTAGATACAGTTCCCATTACGGTGTCAACTTGATCTAGTTGTGTTTGTAACTTAGACATTGCTAGGGTAGGATTCGACTCCGCCAGTCTCGCAAAACCATCAGACATCGTTACGAGTCCGTCATCTGTTACTTTAACCGTTTGGTTAAGTAACTCTAGCTCCTCGGTGTAGCTTTTAATCTCATCCTCACCTTGAGCCATGTTGTACACAAGACCACCGATCGCACCACCTAACGTGGCAAGCAAACCAGCGGCGGCGCTGAAAGGTGTAAACAGCTGACCACCTTGTTGCGCTAAGATAGTGAAGGCGTTAGTGCCCATCTGGGCTTGTACCGCGACATCTTGCAATTGATAACTAATATTACCCGCTTGACCGCGTAAGCTGTTAAAGGCTGTACCAGTTTTGGCGCTAGCCTTCTGTAAGTTAGCTTGCGTTTTGACAACCTTGTTGCCGCTTGTAGCAATATCCTCTAGCGCCTTGTCGCCTTTGACAAGTTGACTAGAATCCATCGACAAGCCAATATTAAATAAATCCACGTAGCATCACCTCTATCTTGTTGATAGTATATTCCTATCTGTATAGCTTAATTGTATCTCAATTACCTATTGGTATCACGCGGTACTTAATGCTATGTTTTCCTATATTGATACAGGGGGTAGAATGAACAAATCCGAGCACGAAAAATTATTAGCTAGAGAGATACGCGAGATATTCGATTATAGCAATGGGCGCCTAATCTGGAGGAGTAGACCGAGACATCACTTCACTACGAAATCGGCCGCGCGAACATTTAACACGAGGTTCGCAGGAAAAGCCGCAGGATGCGTTACGAGTAGTAGCGGGTATATGAATCTCACAATAACTTTAGATGGGATATCTAAGCAATATCTAGTTCATAGGCTTATATGGCTTTGGCACACAGGTTCGCTACCGAAGGAAGTCGATCACATTAACCATCACAAAATGGATAATCGCATAGAGAACTTGCGTGACGTCACTCACAAAAACAACAGTCGAAACCAAAGTGCACCTAGAAGTAATACATCCGGACACATGGGCGTAACTGCGTATAAAAACAACAGGTGGCGCGTAAGGGTAATGATTGATGGGTATAGTAAGCACATAGGATTGTTTGACACGTTAGATGACGCGGTCATAGCTAGGGACGCATTTTATAGAGAGTTTCGATTTCACGAGAATCACGGTCAACAAAAAGCCCCAAACTAGGGGCTTTTATTATTTACGCGCATACGTCGAGCTTTACGCATTGCGGCTTGTTGCTGTTTCACTTCTTCTGGCGTTAAATCGTCGCCCATTGGTTCAGGCGTGTCATTATCGCAAGTATGATAAAACGAACAGAACGTATTGCTTATCCTACGTAAGATTGCCACCTCTTCCGGTCGTATCTGAATATCAGACAAGCGTACCCAAGCGTCAATCTCGGTATGCGATAGCGTTACTGGACCATTCATACCATGAGCATACAAGCCCATTTCAGCTACCCAGTTAATTAGGTGCGAACACTCGAATATTTCAGGGAGTCGTATTAACCGACCTTGTTTCTCTAAGTGTTCAGCGCGATTAACTTTTGTCGCCGTCTTGCCGGAACCAAAAGAAAGGCTTGAGGATAGCCAAGCCTTCTGTTTAGCCCATAGCATGAGACGTTCTACCCCTTTGGGGAGAATCCGCCCTCAAGCATTTTGATATGAACTTGGAATGCTACGAAAGAATACTTCTCGAAAATCTCTTTGGCTGCTTCGGTAGAGAACTCAACGGCTTTGCCGCCTTCCTCTACGTTCTTCCAACCTGTAACAAGCTGAGCCTGAAACTCCGCATCGCTCATCGGCTCATCGCCTTCTTTGCGGTTACGGGCTAGCTTAAGCTGTAAATCACGGTTCGCTTTAGACGTGTAGCGATAAGCCGTAACAACCATATCTGTTTCTTTACCTGTCGTTGGATCTTTAATGATCACATCAACAGGGGTATCTAAATCTGAAAATTTACTTAAGTCCATGGTATTACCTCATCATGATAATTATCATCCAGAACTAGCGGGCAACGGTGGATGAATCCGCTTTCAGCACTAGAAGCCTAGCCCGCCAGTAACCAGTTACGCCGGAGCTTGTTCCAAGATCTCGTCGTTGATACCTACAGTGATTGTGCGACCGCGAACGGTATTCGCATCACCACCAGTACCCGCGAAAGACATTACTTTAGCCGCGTAATATTCGATCGTACCGTCTTGCCACTCTTCCATGAAGTAGTAGTCATCATCAGACGCAAGAGCCGCTCTCAATACAAGCTGACCTGCATCATCAATGTCATCTGCTAGCGTGTAAGTCTCAGAGCCTGCATCAACAGAACCTTTGATCTTTTGAACACGACGAGATGATAACGGTAAGTGAGTTACTTCTGTATACGTATCACCGTGGCCAGACAAGTTGGTAATTTCACCAACCTCAGTCCAATCGGATAACGCAGCGAAGCCCGTCAAATCGTAAGTAGCAGGAGCTGTAGCCGTCAAAGACAGCTTAGTACCCGCCATAGTTTGCGCATTAGTAGCCATGATAATAGCCCTCATATATGAGTTAATAGTTTTTAGCCTGTACAGACTAATGGCATTATAGCATACGCCTATTGACTAGGGGAAACGTGATAGATAAATACGATTAGCTTAGGTTCGGGGCGGGTTGTAGTATGAGGCTATCTTAAATAGAGGAGCAAAGAACATGGCGGAAGTAGGGGTGGTAACAGACCTGTACGTAAAAGAAAAAACAGATTTGTATATAGAAGTAGAGGTAGAATTAATAAAAGATAAGTCTAATGACAGAGAATATCACGAGCGTAAAAAATCTATCAGTTCGCTGATAGATGGTCGTATAGAAATGTTACAGGATTTAGGAGAAAGCGCGGAAAACTTATCAAACATTCGTAGTTTCTTTTTAGAGCAATCTAAAAAAATAGAGTTAGCATTATCGAAACACAGCGCAGGACTTGATATTCTTAAAACTTTAGGTTATGTAAACCCCCTTTTAAAAGGTGGTTGGCCTACGCCTAAAGAGCTAGTAGAAATACCTAATTTTGCAGGATTTTACGGGTACACAACAGGGGGGTTTTTCATCAACGAAGGGGATGTTGTATGGAAATTCGATAACGGTAATGTTTCCTTCTTTATCACTAAAGAAGAGTTTTTTGCGTTGGGCTACTTTTAGATAATATCAGCAACCGCTACCTAACCCACCACCCGATAATACACAGAGACGGGAACACCATAATGACTTTCGTTAAGGTGTCTCCCGCTCGCTACTTCTACCTTTCTAATGTTTACCTCTATGTCATCCTTTACCAATCTAGCATAACGCGGGTATAGCGCCCTGATCGTGTCAACTATCGCCATATTAGGAAACGAGCCGTGACCCTTTGGTGTTGCAACCATGATCTGCAAAAACCCGTCATCAATTTCATGTCCGGCACCTGATACCGTTGGAGATTCGCTGTTAGATGGCATGAATGCTGTTGCAAGAAAGCTATCAGTTGCTTCGGGTGTACCCACCCTGTTGTCACCATATATCAAAGACGGTACGCCTGTTGCTCCGTTAAGCGGTGCCATCAAAGCTGACAAAATATCACTGTAATTATTGCTCATCTTTAATCGCCTTCTCTAAGTTCTTGCCAAAGTTGTCTATTGCTACACGCACCATGCCATAAGGAGATTGCACACTAAAACCGTCGCGGGTTGTCTTGCTTGTGGCGTATGCGCCTGTGCCGTATTGCCCGTACTCAAGTACAGACATATATTCTAAATTAGATCCGAGGTATAAAGTGTCGCCAAGTTGGAATGATTTTGTACTAGACGAAACCTTGCCAAGTGTAGAGCGCCCGCCTCTATCAGGCGCGCCACTCCAATTCAGTGACGTCTTATTTATCCCTGCTGCCCAACTGCCGCGAGCGTAACCCGTGTCAACTGGCGTTCGCATGATAATGTCGCTTGATAGCTCATAGAACACCTGAAACGCCACTTGCCTTAGAGAGCGTTGCTTTTTCTCCATGTATGCCGCCAATTGGCTAATATCGAACGTTGCCATTATCGAATCTGCACTTTATATAGGATGACTGCGCTAGTAGGCTGTAAAACGTCACTGTTAACAACCGTCCAAGTTCTACCGCCATGGTCTATCAGCATATCGTTATCGGGCTTATCACCGTAGTACAGGACGTAAGCGTCTTGCGATTGAATAGTTGTGCCGTCTATCTGGTTCGCACTGTAACCAAATACGGCCCCATCGCCTGTTACCGTTTCGCCTGTTGTCGTAGTCTCGTTACCGAAGTCGTCATACTCCGTACCGCCTACAGTATAGAACGTGACAGACTGCCCGAACTTCTTAATAAGCCTCTGAGCGGTGGCGGCTTGTTTCTCATAGGTTGTAGGCATGACGTCGACCTCTTCAATAGATAAATACAATTATACATTAAGATAGGTAGGTTGTAATCTATCTCTATTCAATAACGAAAACGGAGCCGTGGGAATGCAACTAGAATCATTGAAAATAGGTCGGAGCTGGAGAAGCAAAAGATTAGAAGGTAATATCACATTCAACAATCAGCTTGGGGAGGTTAGTTTAAGGCTAACATCTGACCAAGTTGAAAAGATATTTCTAATCTGTGCCGAGTCAATCGAGGCGACCGCAAAAGAAGCCGCTCAAGAACTAACCTGCTCAGTAATTGAGCACAGGGAATTAATTGAAAGCAAGGGGGATTTATGAACAACGAATTAATAAAAAAGGCATATAAGCTTTTTGATGGGGTTTGGCCTTATAGAGATAATTGCAACATGGTTGCAACAGACAAATATGGGGCGGTCGAGTTTTACTACACCACCACGCCGTTTGATGCTTTTTCTAATGATTCGGGCCTTTGGCATTGGGTGGGCACAAAAGCCGACTTCGATGCATATGGGGAGAGCTTGAAAGAAGAATGGATGCCAGATGTAGGGCAGGAGTGTGAGTACCCATCTGGCAGTGGAGTTGTTAGGTTGCCGCCTGACATTAATGGCGTATTAATAGTTGAGGAAGGCGAAGAAGGATATAAGAGAGTTCATAAGTCAAATTGCCGCCCAATTAAATCAGACAAAGAAAAACGAGCAGACGAAATGTTTGACATCGTAAAAGATGCCACGGACACATACCACGCTTGCGAGCTTCTAGTGCAAAATGGTTACAAGAAGTGTTAGAGGCTGACGTTCTAATTCAAACTGTCGTGATTCTGTTTGCGGCTTATCGAATGTATAAATTTAATAAGGGGCTATGATGTCTATACGAGAAGATTTAACACAAGCAATAAGGGGCTTGTCTGAGTCTAAGATAAGCGACTTAGACGAGAATGTAGAAAACGTGGTTGAGTTGTTGGATTCGAAGTTACGTGATATTGAGTTAGCTTTAGAGGCTTTACTAAAGCATACAACGGATAGCGAAATAGAAAACGTTGTACATGAACTCTATATGAGTATATGAGGGGTCATAATGAGCGAACTATTCCAAGGTGTGAAACCTTGCAACTCTTGTAGACATTACGAGCAAGTTAACCGCGCTCACACTTGCAAGAAATACAAACAATTAACAGAGACGGCGCGACTAATATCGGTTTCGTGCCACAGAGAGAAGAAGGATAATTAATATGGAAAAGCCAGTTTGGAGAATGAATACGGGTAGCGGTGTGCCTAAGGACTATAATGGGCTAGCTTACACTCCTAAAGGGTCTAAAAAAATGGATGATTTCCCTAACAATTGGTCACGTGACAGACTTTGGACCTTGAATGGGCATCGGGAGGATATATACGCCTACCAAACCAACCGAAATAGGCAGTCAAAATTCCACAGAGTTCAGTGTGATTGGTGTGTGAACGGTTACGAACTAACAGGAATATCCACTTGTGATGTTTGTCGCAAATGTGAAGGACACGGTTTTTATTGGGAGAGAATAAAAAAGCGCAGCAATTAATGCCACGCTCCTTTATGGATTTCAAACGTACCGGAACCGTAGAGAGAGTTTCCGCTTAGGTAAGGCTTTAATAAAGCGTTTATCTGCGTGTAGCTCGTTCTGCCTGTTTCGTTATCTTGATACTCAACCTCAATCACATCAACCTTCTCACGCTTCACCGCGGGTTCAGTATTCGCCATTGGGTCATTACCCGCATCATACGTTAAAGCGATCACGATTTGAGCCGTTTCGATCTTGGCAGGCGCTTCCGTATCGCCGTTGCGCGGAAAGTCTAAGTCCTGATCCTCGTCCGTCTTATAGCCCGACCAATCTTGCAAGCTCAAATAGTCCATAGCCTTAATGAGCTGTTGACTCACATCACCCGTGAACGCCTCGCCTCTATCTGCTACGTATGCCTCCGCTTCTGCTACGGTCACATACGAGTTTTCGCCTACTGTAATAGTCGCCATATATCCGCCTTATATTAATCGTTAAAGCGTTCTTCCCATTGTAGGAAGTATTGCATTGTAGTCGGGTCGTTTCCTACGATGTCCTCAAACACCAAGAAGAACGAATCGCCCGCAGCAACACCGCTTAAATTACTATCTGCCGAGCCTGTTGTGTTTGCTCGGTTGTTGTTACCGTCCGTCTTGAACATATCCCCGTTAGGGAACTGATCATCATCGAGGATGGTGAATTGATCGGCACCCGTTAGAAATCCAACAGAAACAGTAACCTCGGAAGTAGTTGTCTGAACTTGATTGTTCACACGTCGCACCGTCACTGGCGTTGTGATAGCAGACTCTTGAGTTGTGTAGCTACCATCGTTAGGAATAACAAGATACTCTCGCCCACCCTCGGAACCTCTGATAGTTCTATCCATAATGTTTAATGCATTAACGGTGTCGAACTTAAAAGCGATCTGAGTAGTCGCGGGAATATCCACAAACCGATGGAAGATTTTAAACTGCTCGCCTGCCTCATAGCTCGTTGGTTGAGCGTCTACCTTCACGCGCCCCGTATCGTCACTCGCTGTCAGTAGATCCCAAAGAAACTGTAGATTGTCGCGTATCATTTTTAACCGCCTTAGCTTTTCGCTTAGTCTTTAGCGGGTCAATCCAATCCGCAGGTGCAAATTTAATATCTAGTATTTTGTATCCTTTACCCATTAGCTCTTTCTTGCGCTCTTCACTAATAGGATGCTTCTCATAATATACCGTCATAGCCAAACCCTCAATATAATAAAGGGGCAATTAAGCCCCTTTTGTGTTTCTCTTAGTAGCGCTTACTGATCCGCATCAGCTAAAGTGATAACACCCGCTGTGTGTTTGATGTCAGTAGCGACTTTAGTCCAGTTTGCACCAGTTGCAAGCTCTGCATCAGAAGGAGATTTGCCGCCCGCTGTCTCGTCCCAAGTGTAACCTTTAAGACCTAGACCGAACGTGTAATCTACTTGCATTGTAGTCTCAATGCGAGATTGACCGTTGTTAGTCTGGATATTAGAGATAATATCATTTGAGTCGTGAACAACCGCAGCACCTTCTACTAGAGAAAGAACCTTAGATACGTTCGGAGTACCAGTTTCGTACAATGCAGGCGCATCAGTGACAACAACCATTTTACCTAGAATGTCTACCACGCGTACATTCTGAGCCTGGAACAACTGAGGCGTGTTAGTCAAGTTAGCACCGACTAGCTTGTGGTACGCTGCGCCAGTCATGATCTGAGCCGCTAGATCGCCTGAACGATCGCCGAACTTAGCGTGTGCGTTGTTCATTGCAGTGTAAGACAAGCCCGCAGAGCCAGACACGTCGTTAGTGGCAGTCGTTTGGTTAGAGATAGCAGCAACCAATGCTGCAATAGCAGAGTTAAGCTGGTCTTGCATCAACGCTTCTGCGAAGTTGCGGCTTGCTACTTCAATGCCTTCTGCTGTTGGCTTGTTCAACCAAGTAAGCTGTGAAGGTTCGTAACGGATAGGGCCGAAACCACCTGCAACTTTAACACTAGAGTGTTTAAGCTGAGATAGATCAGTTGCTGTTTCCGTTGCTTGAGCCGCATAACGATCAACACGGCGCTGTGCTGAGTGAATAGCTGCAAAGAATGACTCTTGCAAGAAATCACCGTCAAAGCCTTCGGTCGTTAAGCGGATTGCGTTGCCTGACGCAGTATTGAATTTGTCAACCATTTGGCCGAGTGTTTCAATAGTCGCAGGCATGATGTATTGGTTAAATACTTCCATTTGAGATA